TGGGTACAAAATATTAGAGATGATAGATTAACGCTGACCTGTTAAAAATCTTCTTGCTCCTTCAGCTCCAGCAAGATAAGGTGAAGACTTCAATAATAGTTTAATAACTTCTCTATTTTTACGACTATCAAGAATAGCTTTAAATTCTGGACTTTCCTTAGCTAATACTTTTTGAGATTCCCTTATTGTCCTATCTACATTTAACCGAGTAAGTGCTTTTAATTTATTAGCCATTGCATTGTTATTCTTATCTAATAATTTACCATTCACCATATCATAATTTTTCCTAAAATCTCCATACATATCCATTGCTTCGTCAATTGGTCGACCAGCACCCTTGGCCGCTTTACGCATTTCTCCACTTATATAACCAGCAAAATTCTCAATTTGTTTTATTTCTGTTTTTGCCCCTGATTCTCTCAATGCTGGAGTAACAATTTCATTTGCCGCTCTTTTTATTTTAGAAACATTGCCAATTGTATTCTTTATAGAACCATTTGCATTAAACTCTACTTCATAAATATTCTTCTTATTTTTAATAATATCTAAAACCATTCGTGGCATTTTACCGAAATCAACCTTTGTAGTAACATTCTGAACGGGCTGTAAAGCGACATCATAAATGGAACCATAACTCTTTTTTAAAGCATCCAAAGCCCCCTTTGCCATATTTGCTTGCTGTTCTACTTTATCCCATTTAAGGAATGGTTTAATTTTAGATGGTATTTCGTTTATAGATTTACCAACAGCACTACCAGCCATTTGAGCAGGCTTTAAAGTTCCAATCAACGAAGTCAATACAGTTAATGGGTCAGTAGCCATATCAGCCGCTAAACCTGAAACTGACGGTACTAATCCTTTCATAAAATTTACACCTACTGAAGTAGACGGACCACCAAAAGAATTTTGTCCAAGTTGAATTGCTTGATCTTGAAACATAGGAACATCATCTGGTCTAAGGGCACCTTCTCCTGCTTCTTGTTGTGCCTTTTGTCCACCAATTCCGCCAAGGGCTAATAAACCAGCAAATGGCCCAGCTAATGCCAAAGCTGGATTAGATTGAATAGCTGCCCTTGATGTTGCCCCAGGTACGTTTGTAATCCTTCCTAGTGATTGGCGTTGCATTTCAGGTTGCGGAGCTGGCTCTTCAGGTTGGGAAGATTCATTGAATTGACCTATCGCCTGACGAGCTTCTTTTTCATCTGGTGGACGATCACCTTCTATATCGTATTGCTTACCATCTAGTTCGATAATATAAATTGGCATTATCGTACTCCTATAACTTTAAATGAAGGTTTATCCTGAGATGTTTTTTCACCAGAACTTTCACCGCTTTTAAACAAGTTATTATAGTTTTTCTCTCCCATTGTCTGAGAATAGAAAGTATCTAAATCCCCATTAAATACTTCCATAAGAGCATCTATGTTAGCTGTATTTAATGCTCCGACTTTATTAATGGCTGGGAATGCTTCTCTGTATTGCTTATCTTCTGGTATTGTAAATGCAGTACCAGACATAGCGTTTCTATAATTAAAAATAGCGACAGATATTTTTGTAGCAATTTTTCGCATCTCAGGATTTTTTACTTGTCCAACATTTCTAATTAAATTTTCATAAGTTCCTGCAAAAAATCCGGTAGGGAATCCATTGTCTTCTAATGTTTTTAAATCACCTTTTATTTCATTTAAGAACTCGACTGTTCTTTCTTTACCACGAATAGCCCTGGATTGCTCTACGCCAACTTCTTTTCTAGCCATTTCTTTAAGAAAACCTTTAGACCCCTCTTTATCTCCTGCTGTTACTAAATCATCCAAAGAATCAAATGCTAAATCTTTTGCAGATTTTGTTGCACCAATCATTATCTGCTGCGCAGCTTCACGATAATCCCCTGAGAATCCAACAGATTGATTTGACATTCTTAAACTATCCTGAAGATTATCAAGCGTATTCCCAGCTCGTAAACTTTCGACAATAGATGGAATTACAAATTTAGCTCCTTTAACTCCACCCACTTCTTTTCCAAATGACACAACTCCCACTTGTTGTTCTGGAGTTAATCCAGACATATCATAACCACCGTAAACAGTTTTAGGTTTTATAATCCACTCTGAATCAGTGTTCTGAACTGCTTGATAGTCAGACATCCCAATCTCAGTTAAGCGATCATTAATCTTTTTTCCCATAGCAATTGCTTGTTCAGGATCAAACGTCTTTTTAAGTTTATTTGTTTCGGCTATAAGTTTTTGCGTTGAAGCTAATTTATACTTAGCATCTGCACTTATTTCTGTTCCTTCAGATTGTTGTTGCTTTAGTACATTATCTATAATACTGGAATTATATTTAGTAACGCTGTCCAATTGATTTGTATTTGCATTCTGTTGATCAATATTAGTACGTCTTTTATAATCTCCTGCTTGTGCTCTATTTAAGTCGGCATCCGGACCTTGCTCTGTTCCGGTTAGTTTTTGAATAGCACTTAATTGATCCAATTTACTGTTCTTTCTAGCGACATCAACACTCATATTCATTGAGTTAATACCGGTAATATTACCAACTGTATTTAATATATTGCCTAACAATGATCTTTTTTCTGGTGTTAATGCCTGTTCTGCTTGATTATTTATTGTTCCCTGTATTCTCTGTTGCTGAGAGAACATATTGGGATGAGAAGCAATCTCCATGGGGTCTAACCCAGACTGATGCGCTTCCATAGCATTTTTCTGTCCAGCTTCCATAAGGTATTTATTAACACCTTTTTGGTAAGAATTTAGTTCAGCTGTTGCTGCATTTTGCTGTTTAGCATTAGAGTTTTGTTGCTGACCTTGGCTTAGGGAATTAGATACTAAAGAAGATAATATATCCATAGAGTTTTGTTGCTGACCCTGTTGTTGACCCTGAGCCTGAATCTGCCCCTGCCCTTGATTCTGTTGTTGCCTCTGTCCTTGAGACAAGGTAGCAATTAAAGAAGTTAGTATATTAACAGGGTCTTGTTCTTGTAGTTGTGGCATGATTTTCTCCAATTAATGAAAACAATTCAAATAACGGTCTTAATATAAATTTTAATACAGGCTTATCACTAATAAATTTAGCAATAGCTTCACCGTGTTTAATATAAAGTTTCTTAAACCATTTAGGAGCTATTTCATTAACATACAATCTAGCCATATTAGTTTTAGGATGATTCCATCCGCCGAATATCTCAGATGCTACCCAACAAGGCTTCCCCATCGCTGCCACTGCCGCAGCATTTTTAGAAATACTAAAATTTTCCCCCATTGACTGTCCGGCACTCTGCTCAAAAGACTTCAAGAACGGATTTCTAGCTAACGTAGTAGTCCTTCCTCCTCTTAACCCAGCCAATTGATTACCAATCATTCCGGCACTTTGATTAAATGAATTTGTTTGATTGCTGGCACCATTGCCACCCATACCAAGTAAGCTTTGTATCGAATTAACATTAAATTGTGCATTATTATTACGTACCCCAGCAGAGGTATTAGCCATTAACTGATTAGCCATACCACTATCCATACCACCGGATGCCTGTAGTTGCGGATAAAGATCGCTTAACGATGCATTAACCATTTCTTGTGTCTGCCCTTGACCAATGCCATAAGCTCCACCAAGCTGTCCTGGCAATGAACCTCCTTGCAATATCTTTCTATATAGATCAGCCGACATATTACTTAAATCTTGTATGTTGCCACGTTGGGAAGAATAATCCTCCATCTGCATTTTATTAAACTGCTTTTCTTCATCTCTTTCTTCAACTTTGGTTGTATTTGTAGTTTTGTCTTTTCCCATTACATCCTCCCAAGAGTAAATAATTTTCCTTTTAATTCGCTTCTCTTAAATACTTTCACTAGACCGGTTTTCTTCCTGCGAGCTTCACCAACATAATATTCACATCCGGAATTAGCCTGAAAGAAAGATTTCTTTAAAACCTTCAACACATCATACGGACAATCTTTGTCTACCCAAATGTTTGCTAAATAACATATATTCCCAGACAATCTATCTTCATCAAATAGAATCTCTTCCCCGCAAATTATTCTACCAAATTGTGTATAGTTAATCCTCCAAAACTCCACATATCCGTAAAGTTTTTCATCTTTAACTACAACGATAATGTTTTGGTCATTGAACATTTTTAGATGATACTTATTGGCTTCTTCACGACTTAATTTTGTGGTATGCCAATATTCTTTTGTTAGATATATATCTGTTAATTGATCTATTATTTTTTTTATCATTTTATGAATAAAATATATAACGAAGCTGTTCCTGTTGGAGAACTTGCTTTTGTAAAAGAAATAACGCCACCATCAGAATTAAAGGAAGTGAAATTCCCGGTAACGTTCCCCCCAGATGCAATCATCCCTATTGATTTTGTATCTAATTTTCCCATATTAAAAGTGGCATTTACTTGATTCCAAACCCCATATCTTATCGTTGCATCATCAAATCCAATAGAGAATGCTTGCGAATTATCTACTACAGACAATATAATTGCAAGGCGTGGTGTAAACCCAGCACCTGTAATTGTTACAGTTCCACTAGCAGTGCTAATATCATAAGTTGTTGTAATTAACTTAAATTGTGTGTTGATATTAGCTGAAGGAATAAGTCCAGCACCGCTAGGAATACTTGTGAGCAATGTTAGTGCTGCACCGGACACTTTTGCAGCGGAAATAATTTGCGCTAATTTCGAGCTGTCAATAGCCGCACTTCCAGATATATTAACATTTGTAATATTACCATTATAATCTGAGTATATTGTATCTTCATTAGCATTAACCTGTGCTGCTACTGCTGGCTGATTTGCTACATAGGTGTTTGGTTTAGTAATTAATGTCATGAATACCCTCTCCTTAACTAATTTGTTTAACAATAACAATTTTTATTACAATATATAACCTAAGAATAAGTTAAAAACATTCTATCGTTTCTAGCCGTACTTGGTGTGTCAGGTGATGTAACATTTAATTTTAAAGATGCACTCCCATATTTTTTTTTACCTGTTGCCAATTCAGCAGAATTATAAAATGTTATAGGATGAGCGTGAGAAGACGAATCTACTGTTGATGTAGCCCCATTAGCTCCATTGAAATTTAACAATAAGCTTGTATCCGCATCATCAGAAAATGGACCACTTGGAGTAAAATTAGCACTATACCTAGAAATACTAGACCACCGAAATTCATCAAGAAATCCAAACAATCTGTAAGTATCAGTATCTTCATGGAAAGAACCTATATATAATGGTACGGTTCTTGCAAGTAATGGTAATACTAATGCTGTCGACTTTGTATTATCTATTGGATCAGCAGGGTGTGCAATAACCTGCGCAACACCATTAACATAGAATCTATAAATATCACTAGTTCTTGTTACTGCCACATGGTTGAAAGAACTATAAGTAAAACCTGTATATGGACTTACCGCAAAAACAACTAACCCCGACGGGGGGAACGGGTAAACATCTCTAAATATAAGCTTTTCACCCTCTATTGCGAAATACATATAATTAGGATCTCCAGACACCCTTGCACATATTGTTTTATTTTGATCTCCTAAACCATCAATATTAATCCATGCCTCAATAGTAAAATCTCCGGCAGGACTCCATAAATTACTTGTTGGTATGGTTATAGTGTCAGCAGCCATATTATATTGTCTTTAATATCATTTGCCACTTATTATTACCAGTATTCCATAAAAATTCTATTACATCTGTCGTTCCTCCACCTGTCGTGGCAGATGGAAGGGTCATTGCTGATATTGCTTGATATTGAGTATTAAATGCTAATGTTTGTACGTTTGTGCAAGTGAGCCTAAACAGAAGTCTTTGCCCATTAGCAGGACTTCCTGTATCTGCATTTATTGTTAAAGTGCCTAAAGCTGCAGCATTGTCTTGGTTAATAATATCGTGAGTATTTGAATTTGGAGTTATACTTGTATCTAGAGCAGTTACTAGTCTAAGTTTTGGATTTATTATTTTATCTGTTAGTGTTTGAACGTCAGACGCACCAACAATAGTTCCTGACGGAGCAGCCACTGAAGATAAAGCACCATTTGTAATTATTGCAACTCCATTGCCGGTCGCTCTCTTACCTAATTTCCCGCTTACTCCACTAAATAATACTATTTCATTGTTAACAGATATACTTGTGTTAGAAGAAAAATCGCCAACAGGACCTATGGTGCTGGCAACAATAACAAATTTACTAGATGTGGAATTATATCTAAACCCTATATAATCTTCTACTGAAGAACCTGTTGTTGCTGTCGGCAATATTAATGTTGTGGATGCTTCATAATTACTTCCAAAAGTTAATGTTCTTGTTGTCGTAGATGTAACTCTTAAAATCAATCCCTGTCCAGTTACCGGAGTTCCCGTTGGATTAGCAAATGTTGAATTTTGAGATAAGCTTGTTAATACTCCTACATCTGTTGTATCTATATTCGGAGTTATTGTTGCTGCGTCTGTTAATGTTACTACACGTGGATTTATACGTTTATTAGTTAATGTTTGTGTTGTGGCAAGAAGTGCAAATGTATCTGTTCCGCTTGGGATAGTGTGCGTATTTACTGTTCCAACTCCAGCCATATTCCCGTTAGTATCAGCAACAGTAACTACTGAATCTTGTATCAACTCCCCTGTAATTCCATCAAACCTTACAATGGCATTATCCGTTGATGATGCTGGACCAACAACGTCTCCGGTTCCGGGCACAGAACCAGGAAGATTATCAACTGTTTTTGCAAGTTGATTAATAACGATCTGAGCATTTAATAAATCAGTATCTATATTTTTTCTATCTTGTTGATAGTCATATTTATCACCAAAAATATATTTAGATATTTTAGTAAATAATGTGATCATACGTTGGTTTCCAAATGCACAAATGAACCTAAACCGTCAATCTGTACTGTTTCTCCAAGATTCATATTAGAAAACTTAAATCTAACAACTTTTCCTCTTCCATCTAAATCTCGACGTGTATATGCACCACCGGAACCAGCCCAATTAAAATTATCCCATGTAACATTATCCCAATTTGAACCACCAGCTGATATGGAAAATGATTGAGAATAAGTATCCCCTTCTTCAAAATCATAAGAATAAGAGAATGTTAGGGTCGTGTTGTAAGTTTGATAATATATATATATGTTTGGAATACCCTTAGAATCCACAATATCCTGAAATGATTTCCAGTTAGTATAATAATAAAAATTGATAGCTGTTCTTACATTTAACGGATAATCGTCAGCCCCAACATCCATACGATATACAAATCCAGAGTAATCTCCAAAATATATTCTTTCTTCTTGGGCATTTTCATATACCGTAACCATAGAAGATATTGCCATACCATTATAAACACTAAAAGAATTTAATGACCAATCCCATATAAGGACAAGATCGTTGTTTGTTTGACCAGTAGAAGGAACAGAAATGAAATACTTGTCTTTAGTTTTCTGTGTCATCGACCTAGATTGACTCAATCGGGTTTTATTTAAACCATCAAATGTTTGTTGAATATCCATACTTATTTTATTGGAACTATTACCGTCAAAGTACCATAGTCCGTCAGAAGATAAAAACACTAGACCATTTTCTACCTCTTGAATGCTAAAACTAGCAATACATCCAACGGGAGAAGCTGTCTTTTGATATACAAACGGCAATGTACTGTCTCCAGTAAATAGCAAAATATATATAGACCGTTCTTTAAAAACAACAATTCTATCGCCAAGAACCCTAAACCCAGTAATCTGCTGACCATCGTCTTTAGATATATCAATAAAAGATGTTGCAAGCCATGTAAGATCATCCTTAATATTTGACCAATATAATCTTGATCTGTTTACTGTAGAACCCTCAGTAACATTAGCCAAAAATAAGTAATTATTAAATTGTCTTACAAACTTAGATTTGACTATGTTAATGTTTGCTGCAACTGAAGAAAATGTTATCGTAGCATCTCCTGTACCACCTGATTTTGTTAATGTTCCGGAAGTTGACGGAGCACTGCTACCAGAAGCAATAATTGTGCCAGCCCCTGAAGTTATGGATGCGTACTGCACGGTAAATGTAACTGCATTGTTAGTATACGTAGCAGTTGCTGTCGGAGTAACCGTTACACCAGAAACTTTAAAAGAATAATAATTTGTTCCAAATGCTGGCATTGGCAAAGTATTTCCTGTGCCATTCCATTGATTAGGAAGATTTGAATTATTAGTTATGTAGACAGTATTTAGCCAATTATCAAAATCATTAAAATTTGTTGCTGTGTATCCACCAGTACCCGTAATATCATCCCACGTACCATCTAGGTCATCCATCTTATAAGCGTTACCATTTGTAATATTTAATAATTTCGATGTATAAGTGCCAGTAGATAAGTATTCAAACCAATGCGAACCATCAGAAGACGTATCCCCAGTAATAGCGGTTGTATTTAATGCAGTGTATCCATTGCGCTTAAGAATACTTCCAGTTTTATCAAAATCAACATTTCTTAATCCGGAAGACTGGTTATCCTTAAGAGATAATGGGCCACTAGAAGAATTCAATCCACCGTTAAAATTAATATCTGCTACTGGTGCAGATTGACTTGTATAATTACCGCCAGCCATTTAATAACTCCTCCATCCATAAAATCCCCCAGAACCCACTTGTAGAGGATTTATAATCCCATTATGGTTATTTCCTTTTCCCGATCTTTTTAAAGTAGGATTCCAGTCCACTTTATCAACATTGGTCTTCTTTAAAGAAGAAATTTCATCTGCATACATTTGAAAGAAATCTCTATCTTCTTTCATGTTTTGTTCAGCTTTCATCTTTGCGGTAGACAAAAGAATAATAGCTTCAGAAAAATCTTCTCCAATCTCTGAAACATCGCCATCATTGACAAGTTGATACGGTATCTTGTAATAGAAACAGTTAATAGGGATGACCTGATTAGGCAATGGATAAAGTTGGATTTTTGTATAATAAGGGCCCGTAGTTGTATTCCCAACCAAAAGAACACCCACTGTTGTATTCCCTGTATCTGTGGTGCAGGTTATTCTTCCAATTGTTGATTGATTTTTAGTTATTCTTTCAATAGATGAAAAACTCTTTAACCCAGGAACGGCAGTTGTTCCATCAGAGCCATTCGTTACAATTATTTCATAATCTGGATACCCAGAAACAATTCCGAATACAGTTACAGATATTGATGTATCGGATGTGGATGAAGATGATATTGTAACAACAGATGTATCTAGTGGTTGCTCTATAGTTGAATCCATACCCCACATTTTATAACTCAATGGAATACTTGTAATTAAATCATAAGTGCTAGAATTGTAAAACTCTTGCGTAGGAATATATTGCATTTGCGTAGGATAACCGTACGCCCTATGCCAAAAGAAAGCTGAATGTCCAACCTGTATTGGAAGGGTATATTCTTCTTGTGGATAAATTGAATATTTTGCCGTTGTTGAAGTAGTTCCGTTATAAACAGCATCGAGAGTCAATGTTGTTTCACCAGTAATAGAAGCTATTTTAAATATAGTGTTATTACCATTAAAAGTTATATATCTTCCTTTAGTAATATTATTAGTAATAAAAGTTGCGCCAGTAACTGTTACATTAGCAGAATTAGCAGTAACGGTAACCGCACCGGTTCCTGTCGAATATGAAGTAACCGTATTAAATGTAGCTGTGCGTCTAAGGCTACGCCAACGAGCTTCACGAGCAATCCTAAAAATTGAAGTATTAATTACGTTTTTTATTCCCGTATCAAATTGCGTACCACCTTGGTTCTTGGTAGCTCGACGCTTGACTTCTTCACGTAAATCAGAGAATGCGAATGGCATATCAGCCCCCTATAAACGATAAAATTTATTTATTGATTAATCTTCACATTAATAACTTCTTCTAAGTACTTGTCAGAAAAAGCTGTGTACCCCTTCTGGGGGTAGCATATATCTTCACCTTCGTACTTGCACTCGCCATTGACAAGAACAACAGGATGCAACTTTAAACTACTTCCGCAACCTATCCAAAATAGAAGTAATGGCAGAAGCATCCCTAGATACAATGGCAGTCTTAGCTTCTTCATATAATTCCTTTTTCTCTATCTTTTTCTCAGCGTCTTTCTCAAACTTATTTTTAAGGACAAGGTAGAGAATTTGTAATACAGCTTTTATTACAGCCCACATTAGAGTTTTTTATCAACTGCGTTAGATACGGTTGTAGTTAATGCATGTCGCATCGTTGCCGTTCCGATTGCCGCAAAGATAGCTGTAACTAAGTCGGGTAAAGAAATAGCCCCGTTTGCGAAAGCTGCTACTGCCGTAATAATTGCCGCCAAAACTGTTAGGTAAGTTTTCCATCCTGATAATAATTTATCCATTTTAATCTCCTTGTTGGTTTAACTCGTCTTTAACCATATTGTGTATCTTGTGTCTAACAAAACTTAAAGAACCAATTACATTTTTAATCTCGGTAATCCAAGTACCCATCTTGCTTTCAACTACCGCAAGTTGTACGTCTAAGTCTAGCAAGTCCTCTTTAGTCTTTAAATCCACCGATCAACTCCATTAACTTCATTATATTTATTTGATTGACCACCATTAAATAATGCGCACTGTCGTAGTTTTTGCGCTTAACAAAAAACGCGATTATTCTATTGATTCTTAAGATTTCCTCCATTGCCTCGTGGCTCTCGGAGTAAACTCCTGATTTCATTTTCATTTTGGTCTATTCTAATATCCACACGGTTTATTCTTTCTGTACTATAATTGACCCGCTCGGTAATCTGACCAGATAAATATAATCCTCCAGATACTTGAAAAACCATC